GTCAACCAGATTGTACGCCATTACAGCGGTTTTATTGCCAGCCGTTCCATGCGTCCCATGAAAGACGAATATGGAAATACCCACATGGTTGTAGATGAAACCCTACGCCGCCGGATGGAAACACGTCTGATTGCAAAGATTTTATCTTTTGAAATCAGGGAACCAAACTAGAAATAACGCTCGCCTGTGGAAGCGTGGACAAACCCATGCTTCCCAGACAGAGCTTGCCAGTCTATTAAAGTGCATTATCACCAGTGCATTTTAACAGGCTGACAAAGCCGGATTGTTCCTTGAAAAAGAAAGCGTCTAATCAACGCAGCATAAAGCAGCCGAATACGTTTCGATAGAAAGAGAGCCGTTGGGCTGGCACGCCGTGACCCACCAAAGGAGGGATGAAACCGGATAGCGATTCCTGCCAGCGTTCCATAAGCAGCTTACCGCAAAAGCTGCCGCCATGACCTTTCTATCGTGATAATGATACTTCCGTACAGCCTTAGTCCGTGTGATGATGTAGCACCGCTGGCAAAGGGTACGGCTGGATGAGAACCATGCAGGGGTGAGATTCCCATGAGCTTTAGCGAAAGCTGTTCGGTTTGCTAAGGATGATTCTTTCATAATGAACAAGCATTTTTGCATAGTCTGTAAACATAGTAAAGACTGTGAGGTGGAATTATGCCAAAAGAAGCAGAAATTTCCTGCAAAAATGTATTTAAGTGTGAAGATAAGTCGGCATTAAAAAAAGAGTTCAATCAAAAATGGATAGAACTTATCAATCAATTAGAAAAATCCAAAGGGCAGGTATTACCTGTAAAATGATAGACAAACATTTCCCAACACGGTATAATAAGTGTAGGTGGAATGTTTGTTTTATCTTCTCTTTAAGGGAGATAAAATATGATGAACACAAAGTCAAAAGTTGCTATTTATTGCCGCTTATCAGAAGAAGATAGAAACAAACAACATGAAACTGATGATAGTAACAGTATTCAAAATCAAAAATCCATGCTGATTCAATATGTATTGGAACAAGGCTGGGAAGTCTACAATATATACAGTGATGATGATTATACTGGTTCAGATAGACGAAGACCAGAATTTAACAAACTGTTAAATGACGCTGAACACCGAAAATTTGATATTATCCTCTGTAAAACACAATCCAGATTTACCAGAGAGTTAGAGTTGGTAGAAAAATACATACACGGATTGTTTCCTATCTGGGGGATTCGTTTTATCAGTATTGTAGATAATGCAGATACCGCTAATAAAGGAAACAAAAAATCAAGACAAATCAATGGTCTGGTTAATGAGTGGTATTTAGAGGATATGTCAGAAAACATCCGCAGCGTATTGGCTGACCGCCGGAAGAATGGATTTCATATTGGTGCATTTGCTCTTTATGGTTATAAAAAAGACCCTGAGCAAAAGGGACACCTGATTATTGACGAAGAAGCTGCTGCTGTTGTCAGAGAAGTTTTTACTTTATTTTCACAGGGATATGGCAAAACAGCGATTGCCCGTATGCTGAATGACCGTGGGATTCCAAACCCTACGGAATATAAACGGCTTCATGGTTTACGCTATAAGCAGCCTACCAGAAAAAATAGTACCTTATGGAAATATTTTGCTATTTCCGATATGCTGACAAATGAAATTTATATCGGAAATATGGTTCAAGGAAAATATGGCAGTGTTTCGTATAAGACAAAACAAAATAAGCCTAGACCTAAAGAGGAATGGTACAGAGTAGAGGGAACACACGAACCGATTATTGACCGTGAACTTTGGGATAGAGTACAATCTATGGTAGCTGAAAAAGCAAAACCATTTACAGTAGGAACCATAGGGCTGTTTGCCAGAAAAGCTCGCTGCATGAACTGTGGCTATACCATGCGTTCTAATAAACAGACAGATGGAAGACATTATTTACAATGTTCAAATCGCCATGTTGCAAAGGACGCTTGCATAGGCTCATTTATTTCTGTGAAGAAGTTGGAGCAGGCAGTTATTTCTGAACTGAACAAGTTATCACAAGAATATCTTGATAAAGATGAATTGGAACAGAACGTGGAATTTCACTCCAACGTAAAGGAGAAAAAAACTGCTTTAGAAACACAACTTGCTACTTATCAAAAAAAGATTGAAGAAGACGCAAAGGTAATCAGAGAACTTTATCTTGATAAAGTAAAAGGGATTCTTTCCGAAAATGATTTCCTGAATTTGTCAAAAGACTTCACAAATGACAGAGAACGGCTTGAAAAGCTGGTGATTGAAACGCAAAAACAGCTTGATGTAATTGAGAGAAAAATCCAGACAGGCGATAATCGCCGCCAGCTTATTGAGCAATACACAAATCTTGAACATTTAGACAGAGAAACCGTTGAAACTCTAATTGATTATATATTAGTAGGAAAACGGATTCCAGGGACAAGAAATGTCCCGATTGAAATACATTGGAATTTCTAAGTTCTGTAAAATCTGGTGTCTGGCACACCAGATTATATAGAACTTCTACTTAACACTTCTATGTTGCACTTATGTAGTTGCACCATCTGCAGCGAGGTCTTCATGAAGATCTGTAATCGGATCACCTTTTGACTGAAAATAGGTTGCAGTCCACGGTGCTCCGCTTGCAGCCTGTGGCCACAATGCCAGAGTATGATCTACATAGTATGGAGCAAACCCGGATCTCTCAATTTCTTCCGGAGAAAGATTTTTCGTCAGCTGATGCACAATGGCACAAATCATTTCCATATGGGCCAGTTCCTCCGTGCCGATATCCGTAAGTGTTGCGGTCACCTCTTTATATGGCATGGTATACCGCTGAGATAAATACCGCATTGATGCAGCGAGCTCCCCGTCCGGTCCGCCAAATAACAATAACCTATAATATTTCTACATATTATAAATATACACGAAAATGATACAATATTCAGGACGGCAACTCCATCCGTCCAACACTCATATATGCCGCACGCAGAAAGGTGTGCATCATTTCGGTTGTCAGGGTCATCCCTTCTGGCAACCGGAATTTAAAAGTATTTCCCGGTATCTCCATAAACTCTTGATATAGCAAAAACGTATCGTAAGATTCGTAGATCTGATATTCCATGATTATTCCCCCTCGCATTGACTATATATTATTATAGCACAGAGGGGTTTGAATTGAATTTATTAAAATACATTTTGATGGAAAATAATATTATTCCCCTCAGAGAGCTAATCTCCGAGGGGGTTTTTATTAAATAGATTTAACCGGTTCACGATACAATGGGTTCATCAGTCTCACATGCCATGGTGCATTTTTGCCCCAACTGTAGCATGGCATATCATGCCCAAAGTTATCCTTATAGACCTGCTGAATGATTTTTAACTCGTCTGGATGTGCTAAAGCTGTCACAACTCCATCATGCATCCAATAAACACATCCTTTTCCCTCTACTGTAAACATACACTGCATATCCTCTACTCCTTCCTGATCTGTCGTTGTGCTTTGGTTTCCGTTCATAAGCTCCTTGATACGGTTAATAAAATAGGCTTTTGTCTGCGCTGCACCGCCGTGAATCTCCACTGATCTGTGCGGACAAGCGGTTGCAAACACTTCCTGATGCAATCGGATTGTGTTTTCATTAGGCGTGATTCCATATTGCTTACACTTTTGAGCGCACCACTGTAAAGCGCGCTCCTCATTTGCTTTAAATGTGTTCAAATCTCCCATACTCTGACAAACTTCGATGCTCAGGTAATTTATATTGCCGTCTGTATTTCCGCAATGCCAAGCACAGTTTGCGTCATCCTCTACCTGCCTAACACCATCGCTACCGCAATATGCGTGAGCGAACCCTTTTTCTTTGTTCTGACTACCATTTGCTAAAGAATTAGCCCAATAAGCTGCATTCAGAGAATTGCCACCTGCATCATTGTGGATAAAAATACCGACAGGATTCTTCCCTCTCCTGCCGGCAATTCCTCTACAGATACTCATTACTCCTGTTCCTCCTGTTCTTCTGTCTCAAATACCTTTTCCAGTTCCTCTGCGGATACTCTGCCAAATTCGTTCTGTTCGCTCATGATCTCACCTCCTCCGTGCGATGTCGCACAATAAAAGAGAGCCTGTTTCCAAGCTCTCCAAAAAATGTGTTGAATTATCTGTTCAACTGCTCTATAATACAATTAAAAGGATCAACCGCCCACAAGGGGTTGACCAGATTAAATAGTGTACATAGAAAATGCCACCCAAAACCGGTCAAAGTTTTATGAGGGTGGTTTTTCTATGCTTAAAACATTATCTGATAAACGTAAATACGAATGTCAGCAATGCCAGAATGAACATTCCAAATGCCATAAGATCTTTAAAGTCAAACGGTTTTTTGTCCATCAGCACCACCCCCATTCTATGTAGAATAGAGGTCAGCCACCCTGTAACACGGTTGTTCTATTTTTTATCATATCATGCTTTTCTGCATGGTTCAATCTATTTTATTCTTCCTTACTCATCTGCTTCATCGTCTGATTCACATATGTACTCAGACCAGCCACTAAAATTCCCTGTACGATTGCTGTAAATACCGCCATCGCAATCTCCTGTCCTGTACTGATTGGACAAGATGCGAATACCCACACTGCACATAATGCAATGCCAATGCCACCCAGAATGAGCGGGATATACTTATCCTTTACCATCTGAGATTGTTTTAAGCCCATTCCGATAAAATACAATACAACTGCCACTACGATCAACTCTGGCTTTACATAATTCATGATCTGTTCCATCATTCCTCACTTTTCCTTTCCAAATCCTCAATTCTATGATTTGCTACTTTCACTTTTTCCTCTAAAATATATGTTCTTTCTACAATAGAGTTGTG